AGGGGGAGCAGACGGAGCGGTAGCGGTAGCTGGTGGTTGTACAGCAGCAATAGAGTTTTGCATCATTCCCTGTACGGCATTTGATGTAGATGCAATTACGTCAGCGAGTGACTTGTTTGGAGGGGGAGAGCCAGCTGCTTGTTGCTCCTGGAAATGTTCGTGTTTTAAGAAGAAATTTTCAGTCATATTGTTAAATTTGTCAACATTAGCCATTGATTCGAGCTTTAAGTCTTTAAGAATGTCGCCCTTTGTTGACATGCTTATTACTGCAACCATAATTAATAATACGCAATACACAATGGTCAAAATGCTGACTAACCAAGCATACCAACCACACCAGACAGTTTTCTTATTTGGTCCAGTGCCAGTTACCAAGCAAGTTAATTGGAAAAGGGTTAAAAGAATACCGGGAAGACTGACAAGTACAATTATCAATATCAATGAAAACTTCTGTCCCAAAGGAACTTCTTGTCTGCTAAACAAGATTGCTAATGAAACAACAATCAAAGATGCAATAATTGCATAAGAAGCATACTTACTTTGGGGAACACCAACGAAGATATCAAGGAATGCCATTCTATATTTGCTCTACAGAAAAAAAGTTTCTGAAACGATATAAAAATTGAAGTTAATTAAATAATATACTTAACTTAGATATATACTTATGGGTATTCCAATTTATTTTTATACTATTTCTAAGTCATACCCAGGGATTCTTCACAGCCAACATACTACTGTAGATTATTTGTATATAGATTTTAATGGTATTATACACACCTCAGCACAAAAAATATTAAAAGACACCGAAGCACCTGTTGAGGAACTTACTAAAGCTATTCTCGTTCAAATTTGGGAAGACACTTTAAAGATTATAAATGACATCAAGCCAACTTGTTGTACAAAGATATATACAGATGGCGTTGCACCTTTAGCCAAAATCTGTCAACAGCGAAAGCGAAGGTATCTCAGTACAAATTCTAAGGGGTTTCAAATATGGGACAGAAACTGTATTAGTCCTTGTACCGATTTTATGACAACATTAGCAGAGTACATTCGTACACAAATTCGCTGTAGTGGACTCACAAACATTGTGTATTTCTCGGGATCCGATGAACCAGGAGAGGGCGAACAGAAAATTTTTAAAGACATTGTACAAATTGATGGGAACTCTCGTGTGATGATACATGGTCTTGATGCTGACTTAATTATGCTAAGTATATGTTCACACAAAAATAATATAATTTTAATGCGTGAGGATCACATGACAGCAACTGTTCAACACGTTAATATAGATAAACTGAAAGATGGTATCATTTCGGAATTCCGCAAATTTGATAAGCGTACACCGCAAAAAGATTTGCTGGAATCATATCTAGTTTTATGTTTTCTACTAGGCAATGATTTCATTCCTCATCTTATCACGACAGACTTGCGTCATAATGGATACACTAAACTAATCGCGGCATACAATCACATTGTTTCACTTACATCTGATGCTTTGGTAGTGGATTCACAAATTAACATAGAATTCTTACAAAAATTAGTTATACATCTTGCAAGTACTGAAGAACAAGAGATACTACATGTTATTAAAGACAATACTGACTTTATTTCGAGTTCTATAAAAACCAATCCAGCACAATGGAGATCTATTTACTACCAAAATTTATTTGGGACAAAGGAATCAGTCGCAATTAAAGCAGCGTCTAAAAGTTTTATTGATGGCATATTCTGGACATTTGATTACTATAAACAACGTAATTTTACCAATGATTACTATTACATCTTTAATTATCCTCCAACACTAAAAGACATTTCAAATGAACTAAACACACTAGTTCAAAAGCAAACATCGACATCAAACAGCCATGAGCCCTTTCTCGATCCTATTGTGCAATTGCTATGTATATTACCATATTCAAGTATCGACATTATACCAGATAAGTATCAATCAATTATGACAGACGTTACTTTAGGATGCAAGCATTTGTTTCCGAAGAAGTTTGTGTTACAGACATTTTGCAAAAGCCGAGACTACGAGTTTATACCACTACTACCTGTGATTGATCATAAACTACTTAAGAATGTAGTTGGTAAATTAAAGTAAAGCGACAGCGAAGCGCTCACAGCGACAGCGAAGCGTAGCGCCTTTACAAAGTGTAAATGGAATGGGACACCTGTTGCAACAATGCATGGGATATAGCTAGAACAATATCCATATTTGCAAAAGAGCGATTTAGATACATAGGACGTGCAAAATGGGAAGAACAAATTGACGGAGAGTGGAAACTAGACAAGCATAATTATGGTATCAAAGCTTATATACAAAACGAGGTGTATTCGATGATAATGCAGCGTTCAATGCATTGGCAACAAGAAGATATTGACTTGTTGTCAAAAGACAGAATAACCACTAATCTTTTGGGAATCATAAGAATGATATTTACCGAAACACATTTTCGTGAAATCTTGAAAAACTTACGAGAATTTTTGGAAAATTAATTTGTTTGGTCAACTTTGTTGGTGTCGGTGTCGTCTGAGTCCATTTCTAATTTAACTACACTTTGTCTTGGCATTGGAGACATTGGCTCTGTGTGTGTTCTTAAAAGTGTCATACGTGTTTCATCATTTTTATTAAATTTTGACATCATTTTGTCTTCATCAACGACCAATGGAGGCGCTTCTGTCATAATTGATTGATAACGGTTGTAACAGTCTCTTAAATATGTTTCACCTGATTGTTTTCTGTTTTGTACTGGAAGGTACAGCTCACAGTCTATATCATCACTGAGTCTTTTGAGTGCACTAGATGCAGTTAGTGACTTTGTTACTATATCAGGTATTTTTAGATATGATTCATATGTTTGCAACATTGCGATGCCAATATTTATTATACCGACAGTGATACTGACATATCTTTGTATATCGGCAGGAAAACTGGTTGTTCCAAAAGATGCAATACCTGAAAAGGAAGACAATATGATCGATGGAATACGTAAATTAGTTTGTTTTGAATGCGTTATTCTATACAATTCTGTATATTGAGTTGACAATTGAGAGCACTTTGCTTGCAACAATTTTAGATATTCAATTTCATCTGGAAACCATTCATCATCAGACCCCATAACTAACTTTACGTAATTTAAATTATAAATTATGTATTCTTTATATTGACGTTTACCAAAACTATTTTTTCAAGTAATGTTAGTAAGACACACATTTAAATGTTAAATGAAACTAAACACAAACTTACACAAGAGTTGTCACGTTTAGAGCCATGTGTTGTTAGCAGCTTAAACACATTTTTAGATTCTTGCACTTACCTATTTTATTGCAAAACTGCAACTTTTGATATGAAGGTTGTAATGCCACACAGAAATTTCCTGCCAGAATTATATTTGCGAAAAATATGTAAACGAGTCGAATTTGTTTTAAAAAAGTATCCATTACCGCTTTTTTTGAACATATACGTTGTTCCATGGGATACAGGATTCCGTAGATTACCAGAAACAGGAAAATGTATTTCAACTTGTCATATTAATGGGGGGTTATGCATATGTAAGTACAGAATCGCCTGATATATATGTGTATCATCTTGAAGAAATGCCAAAGATTATTCTACATGAAGTATTTCACAAAATAGACAATAATTCGGCTTTGTGTAAAACAGACCGGTCTCTCGTAGCCGAAAGTTTACAACGAATTAGACGCAAATTTAACGTAAGTGAAGATTGTGTATTACACGTAGATGAAGCCATTGTTGAAACATATGCAACAGTATATTCGCTTCGATTTATTGCAAAAGACACAGGCGTTCCTTTTAATGAACTATTCAAATTAGAAATGCTTTGGTCACAATTACAATGTAATAAGATATTGTGTCATCAAAACACACTTCACGACAAAAAATGGACAGAAACGTCAAATGCATTTTGTTATATCATTATTAAAATGCATTTACTAAAAAATTACAGGAAACTTATGTCTGGAACAAGCCTTGCAGAACTTTTGAATTCACTTGAAAAATGTGAAAGTAAATGCGGGGTTAAAGGATCTAGTTTGCGAATGACGTGTTTGGGTAATCTATAACAAAAGTGTATACGACTTAGTATACAACTTCTATAACCCAAGATCGGGCAGGATTACTAGTTATTTTCAGATAACCGTCTACGATATCTAAATACCATCCTCCGCTACCAAACCAGTTGTATATAGTGTATGTAGGGTCTTGGCTATTTGTGTTAATAAATTTCCAAGCAAAATCGTAATTGGTTTGAAGTTCTGGAGTTGAAGTTAATATCCAGAAGTAATGTCTTGCAAAACCATTATTGGCATTAGCACCACCTGTTAATTTCAAACCAACTCCACCTATGGAATTATTAAAGACTTCGGGTTTATTGTATATTGTAAATACTGAAGCGTATTGAGAAGACGTTCCATTAACTGGGAAATGTTGTCCATCATACATAACATACAATCCAGTCGCTTTATCTTTAATACGAATCTGTTGCATATCAGAACCATCGAAAGCAACAACAAGTTTTAGGTCACCAGGATTGAATGGAATGTTATATACATTTTCCATTGTTTGAGCAGCATCTGGTACACTAACAAACATCAATTCGGTTTGGCTTCCATTAATATCAGTTATTGTTGAAATGTAACCAGGATGTAAATCTTTGAGAACTGATGCGCAATCGTCCAAAGAGGTCTGGTTGTTTATGACGTCAGTTACAAAACGATTGGCAGTATATGGTAATGCGTTACTGATGATATCAATTGCTTGTGCAACTTGCGCGTATTGTTGTTTGAGACTGTTTAGTGCAGCCAATTGAGAAGTTACTGATTTTTGCAAATTGAGATACTGTACATAATTGGAATTGAAGAAAAATGCCGATGCTGGGATTTCGTCGTAACATTTCTTGTCATTGGGTAATAACACTCCATGAGGAGCAAATTCTGGATTAGTGCATCCTGTAGAGTTTCGTTTAGATGGGAGTAACCAATACACCACCAGACCAATATCACCAGCACCTTGTACCAATCTTATTTTTATTTTATAGTAAGGTCCTGTTGCTAAATTGATGGTGTATGCGATTCCACCATTGTATAGTCCATGATATCCATAATATGAAGCAACTACTTTTTCTACACCATTATTGTCAGTTATTATAATATCAGCGGCGTCATCAGCATTTATATAAAACGAATATTCACCTGATTCAGGAACTTGTATATATCCTTCATATACCATTGCTATAAATTGTGCACCATAAGGATTGACATTTTTACCATCTTTTGTAACTACACAATCATCTTTATCTTTTTCATCATTTTGTGAAAAATTTTGAGAAGCTGTCATTTGTTCAGTTACTTCTACAATAAATTTGCGCCAAAATCCAGTTATTTGAAGGAATCCACCTGCACCAGTTGAGTCACCACCAACAATATCTAAAAACCACCCTCCGTTCTCACGTCTGCAAGCAGTACCACTTCCATACCAATTAAATAATATATAAGAGCCATCATTTTGCCGTTGGAATAACCACGAGTAATCATAGTTATTAGCAGCAAATGGCGAAGTCCATACTGTGTAACTAGCGTGTCGTGCATACCAGTTGTTTGCATTTGGACCACCTACTACTTGCAATGCAACACCATCACATGAACTATTGAAAACTTGTGAGTTCTTAACAATTTTAAATATTGTAGCACTAGCCGCATTTGGTTCATTTGCATAGAATCTTACTCCGTCAAATTTAATATACAAATTGGTTCTTTGATCTTTAAGACGAATTTGTTGTCCATCTGAAGCATTGAATGGAGATGACGACAATTGAAGTGTTTTAGAGGAAATTGAGTAATTAAATCCTAAAGCATCACACAAGAATTTTGGCTTTGTTTTTACTGTAGTTTTATCTATTTCGTGTCCTTTTAGGTCATTAAAGAATCTATCTAGATCATTTTTACTGCTTCCATTACCATATTGCTGCATAAAGTTCCAATTGCCAATAAGATAAGTTGTCTTTTGTAATCCTTGTTGCCAGTTTACATTTTTACTTTCATTTTCTACTTTTGCATTATCAGCATCATATTTACTCTTGGCTGCATTTATTTGGTTGCTCAAACCTGGAAGTAAGTTAACTAAGTCTGTCAATGATTTTGCAAGCAAAGGATTATTTCCAGAATCTAGTAATTTATATTTAGTTGGAGGGTTAATATCAAATTGAAAAGTTACATTTGCAATTTTGTCATTTTTGTTTGCGTCTTGCGATACCAGAACATTGAAACAATTATTTGTAAACTCTACTTTGATAACCTTTGCATTTAGTTCTGAATTTGCTTTCAGATATGTATTTCCATCCGCACCGAGTGTTGTTGTAAATAAATTTGTTATTATATTTTTTGTTTGGGTTTGATCATAACCTTTAAATGTTCCTGCACCTTGTCCAGATCGATTATAAAACATTGCACTAACATTTTGAATCTTTTTGGTACCACGGACAAATTGAAACATTAAATACGAAGTAGGAATATCATTGCGAATAGGGTTAGTTGACGTAGCAGGACAAGCATTAGCAGCTAAATTGTCTGAGCGTTCTTGAATGACATTTGTATTTGCTCTTGGATTCCATTTAAAGTTTTTAAAGGAAATTGCTGCATATAATTTACCTGTTTCATTAAATGGGCTTTGATATGCTCCTTGGCTCACAATATCAGTACCGTCTACAAATTGGGAGGATGCAGCAGTTGCTTCAGATTCGCTGTTTATTGGTTTGTAGCACAGTTGATTAACAGGAGGATTAAGGTTTGGATCTGTGGAATTTTTTAATGGAAATTTTGTGCTTGCACTCATTGGTTTTGTATGATCATAAACTTCTTCATACCATCCATAATATTGTGTTTTACATTGTCCATATGGTAATTTATCATAATCATTGAGTGCCCGTTGTGCATTGGGATCTGACATTTGTTGAAGAACAGATTTTGGCATCGTGTAGTATCCTGCGTCGCATAGATCGGTATTTGACGTGTAATAAACAATACAATCCCTTTTGGGATAAACTGGGTTAAGTACGGGATGTTGTTGTAATTTGACATCTTCTGTATCTACAGATGCTTTGTCTACGTTTTGTAATAGTTGGTCAGCGCACTTTTGATATGTTGCGGTCATGTCTGCACTATCGGCACTAATATTAGTGCACGCATCTTCAAAGTTTTCTTGTTTTCGTTGTATGTAAAGTGAATATATGAATATTATAATACACAAAGTACAAAATATAAGAAACGGTGTATGTCCGTTCATAACTCTAAATAAAATACATATAAAATTATTAATGACTATTGAAGATGTTGATTTTCTTAAAGCAAATAGTAAAAAAGAAACATATACATTTTTAATTGATAGTGCTAATCGGGATTACAGCGCATTTCCTTCACCTGCAAATTACACTGTTACATTTACTCAACCTTTTGTGAATGTTGTTAGTTTTGAAGTAACAGATGCCAATATTCCTCGCACTATGTATAATGTCGACTTATATAATAATAAATTATATTTCTGTATTTACAACACATTACCAAGTGCGGATATCGACCCTTTTATAATGTTGGAAGTAGCTCCAGGAGACTACACCATCGACAATTTGATCACTGCACTTAATGCAGGTTTAAGGTCAACTGTAAATGGTGAGAATGCGTCCATAAATGTTAGCACGCTTTCGAATCCTCCTGAATTGACAAATGTGCTGTATTTTAATTGTAGTTATCCATTCATGTTTGATATGACACGTTCTACAATTGCTACAACATTAGGTTTTGATTTATTTGTAGATTCAAATGAGTCAACAAAACAAAAAATAAATTTAGAAAGTCCTTGGAAACAAATGAGATATTCTACTGTTCCTGGGTATTTAAATGATCCTGTTTATCAATTTACATTGAGTGATTCAAGGGTACTTCTTGGCACTTACAGTATTGTCAAAGGAGGTATTACTAAAACCGATGGAACATTCATTGTCGCCCCACAAAATACGATAGTGAAACAGGTACCTACACGTAATGTTGAATGGTTGTGTCAAAATATGCGTTTATACAATTGTGTCAGTGAAACACCAGAACGAATATTAGGGCAAACATCTGTTATATATAATGGTCCTGTTGGTATTACGAGGCAAATAACAGTCACAGAATCTACAAGTGTTGCTCAACAGTTTGTAATCGGTACACGTGGGTATTTGACACAGATACAAATTGCTCTTTCTGGTACGATAGACACCGACACCGTACATGTTAGTATCATGCGTGATACAAGTAATAATCCAGACACTACAACAGTTATATCCCAGTTTGATTGCGTGGTATCATTTACAGATGGAGGATACAGTACAATAAACTGCAATAATTTGCTACTTACTTCCGGTGTGTATTGGATAGTCGTAAGCAACAGCGCTACATCCAGCGGTACATCCAGCGGTACATCCAGCGACAGTGTAGGTGTATACTACAATGTTACTAATTCAAAATTGCTGTTTAAAACAGGCAATTTTTCAGATGGATTTGTTCAAATGGAGAACTTTAATATGTCTATGATCATTACACTCAAGTATCCATACAATGTTATGATTGCACCAAGTCCATATTATTTGTTAGGAGAGCGTTACGTCATATTAAGATGTCCTGAAATCGAGGAACATAGTTATAGGTATTTGGCATATTCGCAACATAATTTAGGACTAGCTAAGTTTCGCATAGACTCAGTAGGTTACAGTCAGAATCTGAAATTAGTAAAAACGGATTTGAGAGAATTCCATCCTATTGGGAAACTCAACAAGATAACATTACAATTTTATACAAGAAATGATCAATTTTACGATTTTAAAGGGATTAATCACGATATAACATTTACGGTGTACTATCTCGAACCATTACAAAAAGCCGTTTTCAAACAATCGTTGTTGAATCCCAATTATAATGGGGACTACTTGTCCTATGTATTTAAGGAAGACCCTGAAGACGACGACGAAGACGACGAAGACGAAGATTATCGCCTGGCGGAGATGCGCCATTTAGCATTACTACGAGAACCGTAAACCGCAGGTTAATTTTTAAAGTATTCTTTCAGTTTGCGAGTGGACGGTAACAATTTCGCGACGTCTCTGTACAACAACCCTTCATTTTTACATATTTCTTTTAATAAAAAGACATTTTGCTTTTTAATAAGTTTAAAAATTAGCTTGTAGTAGTACTCGTCCATAGTGAAACAGTGGGTGAAACGAAATTAACGGAAAGTAGACAAATAGTCACTTGAGTAATTAGTAAATGGCTCAATATCGTTGTCGAAGGATTCTTTGCTATTTGGTTTCAATTTTTTAACGGATGCAGATTGGTTCTGAATTTTCTTAAGGAATTTGCTTAATAAGTTTTCATTTATAATATTTGCATCTATAAGTTTTTGGATGTCACCTTCACTTACGCTGCCATTTTTAATATCTTCAAACAGTTCGGTTTCTTCTTTTGTTAAATTTAATTCAGAAGAGGGTTTCTCTTGTTCTTCGATATCGGGATTGTTAACAAAAGTATCCATTGGTTTTTTGCACTCAACATAGGTAATTATCAATAAGACAATAATTAGCAACAGTATTACAATGAATTTCATATCTACATTTTGATTACTTTTTATTTTCTCGAATCATTCTTTCGCGTCTTAATGTTACCAAACCCAAATTTTCGCCGAAACAGTCGGGTATAAACTGATCTAGTAACTTGTTCTTTGACTTCTTTTGTAAAAGTTTAGTTGTAAGATTGTCCATCATTTGCTTTATGTTTGAGGCAACTTTAGCATTACTTGACAAAATCAACATTCCTAAATACAATCGCATTACTGTGTGAATGGAGCAAATATTTGTCAGGTGATATGTCAAACACACTTCACCGAAGAATATGACAATGAACGGTTCTGAATTGCAGTTAATGAAAATGTGTTCAGGTAGAATAGTATTTCTTTCGTTATAAATCCCGATACTTAATTCTGTCGTAAGACTGTCAGTGGTCAATGCATTTATAAGTTCTTTTGCATACACATGTAACGGTATCTCTTTATCTATAACAATAACAAATTTTGGAACGTTGTTGTGGACGTGAATATTGAGTTTTTTGAATTCGTTCATGCCGAATAAAATACAGTTTGTGTTATCTAGAGTTTTATATGTATTGTCAATCAAAGATTGAGGGATGTTGCTTTTGCTAGTAGACACAGTACTAGATGACAATGGTTTAAATACTTTGTAGTAATTTATTAAACGTTTATATGTTTTTTCCCACCTAAAAGCGTCGGTTGATTGGGACAAAATCATATGCATACTTAACCTCAAAAATAGCGGGTTTACAATCCGAAGTCCTGATTGTTTAATGGATGAATTTTCTGATAGTTTAATGAACAGTTTTCTGGAAATAGTAGTAATATCTAAAATTGGGATGCTTTCCGCATAAACCTTGTATGTACCTTGTTTCAGTGCTTCTTTGATATAGGGAAATTGATATTTTTTGCGTTCCAAGAATTTCTGAACTTTTTTAGCTAATTCGTGTCCATTCAAAGTGAATATGTCGATATCTGGAAGTTTGTACTTTGGATAAATTTTGTATTTAGTGGGCATAAGTTCATGTATAGCTTGTCCGCCATACAATAAAACCTTTTGTGTCTTGAGGTACTCTATTACATCGAGGAACATTTTGTTGTAGAGTTTGTAGTATTTGATGTCCTGTTCTTCCTCTTTTATTTCAACGACGTTTTGAATTTTTCCAGGAGTTTCCATATATTTCTACATTGTGTTCTTAATTTATTTTCCAGTTAGTATTTTAGGTAAAGTATGTTTGATGGAGCGGAATTGTCAATGGTGTACGGTACACAAACCACTTCGCAACAGGCACAACCAGAAGTAAATATTCCAAAGTCTACAGAAAGTCATGCCACTCCACCAGAACCGATATATGTCCCTCCGCCTGCAATGTATGCTGAACAACCTGGAAAGAACCTGAGTAACACAAATACAAATAATAATTCCTTTTGGGATCGTATAGGAAGCAAAAAATTTGAAATATACAAACTGATAATGTTTGCTTGTGTAATTTTATTAGCAATTTCATTTGACCGCGTTATTACACACTACATCAACAATTACTTGTCCAAAGCATTTTTAACTGATACACAAGAATTCTTAGTTCGCTTAGCTTATCCAGTTGGTGTCATAATCTTTATTTGGGTATCAAAAGCCATGTAAATTATTAAATTTCATTAAAGTAAATAGAAAATGACAGAAGAACGTGGTAATGGTGCAGCGCCGACAGCTGCCGCTTTAGTAGCAGCAGCGACTGCTGGTACAAAAACAAATTTGAATAGAGCAAACGGTACTGGTACTAACACAACTGCAACAACACCTTCAGCAACTGATCATAAACAAATAGACCTTACTTTACCAGAAGACGCAGCAGCTTTAGCTTCAAAAACTTTGCAAAGTTTAAGAACAACGCCGGATAAACAACCAGGTTCAAGTTCAGGTGCAAGTTCTAGCGAAGATGAGACTAGTCCTAATATAATGAACAGTTTTGTGGATAGTATTGTGGAAATATTGAAAAATGCGCGAGATGATATAAAAAAGTCCACAATGTCTTTAAGAGTTTGTGTTTTGGTTGCGTTTTTAAGTGTATTTGTATCAGCTATTATGTCAATTGTTAAATTAGTACAAATTTCACAAGATTACACTTTAAGTGGTTATTTAAAAAATCCGTTAAACAAAGACATTGTCGACTATAACATAGCTGAATCAACATCTTTCTCCCTGCATGGATTTTTCAGTAAATATAGTTATTTAATGTTTTTAATGTTTCCATTAATTTCGATTGTGTTTTGTATTATCAGTATAGTTTTGATTTATCGCGTAAAGAAAGCGAACGGTGATCAACCGGAAATGTCAATGATTCTTAACATACTTCTTTTAGTAACTGTAATTCAAAGTATTATTATTATATGCGTAAATTATGTAAAGTTCTTTAAAACACGGAAGAGGATGCAACCGGTTTTGAATGGTATACGCACATTTAATAGGTATATATATAACAATATTTACAAAGACAGCGCTTTCTTGAATTCCATACAAAGGTCATTATCGGTCACTGGGCAACCTGGAACAAGCAGTGATCTTGTGAAAGATAGTTTGAAGGTTGTTATGAATCATTTTGATGACTCTACAACTGACAGTGACAAAACAGACATATTGACTAAAGCCTTTTTCACATTAAATATGATAAAACACTTTCAAAAAATAGGTTACACAAACCCAAATACACCAGATGCGCTAAGTTTATTCACACCATTAAAAGTGTTGTCATTACAATTTTTCACACCGAGTGACTACCTATTCGCTAATGGTGATGTCATTGAAGACCATAGTATATCTTTTGCAGATACCTACACAAAGTTAAACTGTCAAAATGGAAATGGAACTTCCAGTTCAATCTTAAATACAGCAATAAATGATACAATAGAACACGTGATAAATGCAAATAATTATGCCAGTAATTTGAATTTAACGAATTCCGATTCCGATTTTTACGACATGGTAATATCAGTTTGTATCAGCCAAACTGCACCATTCGTATTCCTTTATATATTATTTAGAGACAAAAGTCGTAGATACGCAATATTTAATTTTTTAGGAAAATTGCTTTCTAGTCTTAGTAATAGAGGTTAAAAATAAATGGATAAATTTAAAGCAGCGACAAATGCATTAAAAGGTATGATTTTATCAAATGGATTACCAAAAGAATTGCAAAAAAGCGTTGATGGAATTATTAATAAAGGAACAGCAGCTGTTACTACTGACACACAAACTTCAACAAATACAGGTGGAGTTGAAGCATCAACTAATACTGAAGCACCATCTAAGCAATTAAGTAAAATATTTGCATATGTGTATGGGCTGGTTGCGGTGGCTTTATTGTCGCTATATTTTATTAATTCATGTATTGGTATATTTGATATAGCTACGTATATGTATAGGGAAACACAACAAAGTGCGACTCTTGCTCTCAATCAAGACATTTTATACAAGGACACAACTGACATATCAGCAATAAAATATATAAAAATAAATGGTTCTAAGGACGAAGATTACAGTATTTTCACAGAGCAAGGTATAAATCAAGTTATATTAATCTTAGTTGGATCAACTATTTTACTTATAGGAATACAAATCGCATTTTATGTGGGTTTTAAAATACATTCTGTAATGAAACATAAACCATTTAATGAAGTATTAGAATTGCCTTCAAAATATTTAATAGTATCTTTTATTGCATGTATGGGGGCGTTTATGATTAATTCGGTGTACAAGAAACGGTTCATTTCAGATTCACAGGGCAAATTAAAACATTTACATTCGCGCATTCATAAAGTTACAGTGTATATGTATTCTCAAATGACTAGCGATGAAACCTTTTTAAGTTTACTTAATTACGGTGATCAAGATGCGATTTTGAAATATCTTGCAGATGTGTCAAATGAGTTTTCTAGTACGTGCAAAGCTGGTATTCCTAACTTAACAACTGATACCCAATCTTGTTCTTTGGACACGAATAGTCTCAATTGTGACGTAACAGATGATCCATTTTTAAAGGCAATGTTCACTTACAACTTGTATTACTATTTTGAATCTGAAAATCCAAATGTGGCAAATAGTGTGTTGTCGTGGAAGCAAATTTTCACGTTAGATTCCATACAAAACAAATCAGTTGACCCAACACTATATATCGCCTATAACAAAAATACATACATTGGAAATCTCTATCCTAATGTTGTAGACAAGCTAAAACTGGTAGGAGGTTTTAAAGGGGAGTCCTCGTCAAAAGAAAGGTCAATTATGATAATGTTGAATTCAAAAATGCAACATTTGAATCAACTGTTGTCAGTAATGCACGATTTGCCACAAGGCAAGAAAAGTTTAAGAAATTATATGATTCTATTTCTAATAACGGTTATTGTATTTACTGTAATAATTGGATTAATTTTAAAAGAAGATATTCAAGAGTTGTTCGGTAAATTTACAAAGTTAAAAGACTTTAAGAAACAGTAATTAAATTATTTTTATTCTTCCTTTAGATAGAAATGGGAGATAGCTATATAAATTTGTATAATCAATTGATAAATCCAACACATAATAAAAAATGGATAATAGACTACGGTAATTTAACATCAGATGCATTTAAAGCGACTGTATGTTGCGACATAAGCGAAAGCGCCAGCGGTAGCGGCAGTGGCAGCGATGTTGGAAATGCTTTGATTTGGTTAACTTCTGCCAATAATAAAATAACATTAAGACACTTTTCATATAGCTTAAAAATTTATATTATTATTGCCATGTGTTTGCTTATAATTTCATTTTATCCGCTGTATCACTCAAATTACATTCTCGCACCTATTAATGCAGTATTTGGAACACTTGTTACATTACTTGTAATAATATTAGTTACTGGAGCTTTTAGCATGTACATTCAAACAAGTTGAATTTGTATTTCGACAAATGAATTTGAATTTGTCTTTCGACAAATGAATTTGTCTAAGTTAAGTAGAAGCATAATGCCAATGACACTTGAAAATACATTAAATTACATGATAATTTGTATTTGTGTTGTTATACTACTTTGTTATATTACATTTGTGTATATACCCTTAATAAACCGTTTTCATTTGATAGTGAATTATCGGAAACTCAGCTGCGATAAGTGTAGAATAAATTATTCTGAGGAGGAAACGGAACGTTGGGGTGGTAAGGAGTTTCTAGACAGTAAGAAACAACATGTGAAGGATTTTTCAATCTTAGTGTCTGTATTTTTCATGATTGGATTAATTATTATGTGTTGTGAATCTGCTTTTGAAATTTACAGTTCCGAAGAAAATCTCAAACACAAATATGTCAAAATTTTATTAATTGTTGCTATATTTATTGTGTATTTGATGACATATGTATCACTTGTTTTGGCGAAGACCTATGAATCGACAAACAACTACTTAGTATATGCGAAGATAACTGAAAGTATGACAGCATTCAAATGGTTAATTGTTATCGGGATTATATTATTTGGGATTTACATTTACATTTGTAGCTCACTAACTTCGTGCATACCCTTGGTTGTATTTGTAGGGACATCTTTCATTGTGAACTACATTGTGGATAATATGTATCTTAATTTGATGAAAGAAACGTATGTTAATTACACTGTTAATGACGTAAATACAGTTATATCCCAAATTTACGATCAAAATATAGCGACTCCGACAGCGTTTTCAGATGTAATTTACCATTATTTTCACAAAAGTATAAAACTGCTCGAAAACAGAAACACGTCTTTAAAGAATTTAAGCGACTTGAAAAATGAAGGTTCACTTTGGAGATATGTATTACATAATGATGGAGTGGAAATGAATGAACTTGCAAAAGAAATCCAGAAGTATATTGAAACTGCCGGTAATATTTCTATTAAGTCAGAAGACACATTGCAGTATATGAAATTACTAGACATCAAAAACAAGGATATCAAGATTGACAAGCAAAATCCTAGCGATACAACTTTGGAAAATATCCTAAATAATTTATTGCAATTGAGGATCAAAATGTATGAACTTAGAAGTAATAATGGCATTTACACAGTATCCAATGATATGTATATCAAAAATAATTCGTTAGTAGTTATACTATTATTTGTTCTTGGATATCCAGTTTATCATTGGGCATATGTTAAGCGACCACATAAGACGGTTGTGTATACATCAATGTTAATATTTGGCATTGTTATACTTAATATAATGTCAAGTATAGTTGCGAATGCGCACGGTTAAATAAATATAACTACTCTAAATAATAGACAATGTTACAAAACATGAAAGCAAAAATGAGTGCTATAGACTTACTAGGAATATCAGATGTAACACTGGCAAAAAAACGTCCATATATGTTTGCATTTTACAAGCAATATTTACATGACATCTTAGAAAATCCTGAAGCCGTTAAAAAAGATTTAGCAATTTTTGACCAAAATGAATTACTCATAGAAGAGTACAAGCGCAAGGTAAGTAGAATCGCCCAACTCGTCAATTATTTAGCCGAAGACCCAGATATCTGTAGAAAATACATCGAAGGGAAGTTGAATCCAAAAATAAGAGAAAACACATTTGACGCCAATACCCCAATAATTCAATTTAAATGCGAAGAAACTGGTAAAGTTGACAGAGGTACTGGTGTTGGATCTGATGGTAATGGTGATGGTAATGGTGATGGTCGTCGTCCTGGTAATGGACATGATAATGGTCTTGGTGGTCCTGGTAATGGTAATGGACATCGTCCTGGTGTTGATGGTTCTGTTAATGGACTTGGTAGTGCTAATGGTCCTGGTGGTCCTGGTAATAGACCTCTTGGTCCTGGTAGTGCGAATGGTCTTGGTGCTGATGAAAATTCAGAAGAAGCAGCAGAAGCAGCAGATGCAGCAAGAGAAGCTGAAGAAGCAGCACCTGCACCTGGTCAACAAAGTGAATTACTTGCAGGAGTAATTGGTGTATTATTAACACCACCAGGAGAAGGTAATCCTAATGGTGACGATGACGATGGTGAAGGCGATAGACATGGCGAAGGCAATGATGGCGAAGGTAGCGATAGTGGTAGCGAAGACAGTGAACCTGGCGAGAGCGACGATGATAGTGAAAGCGATGGCAACGGTGATGGCAACGAAAGACCTGAACATGGTAACGGAAATATATTATCTACAACTGCTGCATTAATAGCGGCGGCTTCTGCAGCAAATGCAAGCGAAAGACAAGGCATATCACCAGCAGATGCAGCACAAGCAGCAGCTGCAGAAGCAAGAGCAACTGAAGAAGCAGCAAGAGCAGCACAAGCAACAAGATCAGCGGAAATATTACGACAAGCAAATAGTATTTTGGACACAACAAAAGGA